AACAAAATCAAAGTCATAATGTAGATAGTCATTCCAATAATCTTTGCTTTCACATATAAATCTGTTTATATCTATATTATACTCAATTATATCGTTTCTGTCAATGGAGTACACCTCACAATTTAGTTTTAAAGCTGCGGAACTTTTGCCCGTACCTGTGCCTATCTCTAATGCTTTTTTATAGCCATTGCTTTCATGTAATAAAAATTTAAAGTCTTCGTCTGAAATCATTTTAAATCCACGCTATGTATTTCATAGTCAAAGCCTTCTCTATTATAGATGTTAACTCTTTCCTGAAAGTGTGTTAATGTGAAGTTCTTTTTATCTTTATATGTAAGATCGTCTGAAATATCATAGACTGTAGCAGACTGTTTCTTATCGCCGACACGAAGCCCACGTCCTATAGATTGTAATATTCTTATAGGGCTCTTACTAGGGCTACTAAAAACAATATTGTGTAAATTACGAATATTGATACCAGTGCTAAAGGTGCCGAAAGAAGCGATAATAATTGCGTTGTCCGACTTTTCTGTGATTGCTCTGATTTGTTCTCTATCATTTGTTTCAGTTCCCCCATAAACGAAAAACACTTTTCGCTTTGGGTCTACTTTTTCTTTAATTAGTTTATATAAAATCTCTCCATGTTTTTCAACAAGTTGAAATAGACACAATGTATTACCATTAAGTGCTAAGGTTAGATTTCGTATGTATTTATTACGAGCATTATTTTGAGTTAAGTATTCTAGTTCTTCAAAGTACTTTACACCATATACTTTTTTAGCTTCTGTTTCAGGATACTTTAAGTTCAGACATTTAATTTTTAGATTTGCAAGTTGTTTTCTTTCAATCAATTCAGCAGTTGATACTACTTTATTGACCATACCAAATAGACCTGTCAATACTAACTTGTGTGTTTTACTATCATCTAACGTACCTGTAAGACCTATTCTGTATTTACAATCTGTTAGTTTTGTCATTATCTTTGTTAATGATACAGCCTTAAACAAGTGTGCCTCGTCACCTATAACTGCACCATAGTCTTCAAAAAATTGTTTAGGCATTTTGTATAGTGATTGCCATGTTGATACTACTATACGTTTATCTTCATCTATATCATAGCCATGATATTTTCTACTGACATTTGTTTCTACATCAAAACCATAGTCTTTAAAATCTTTGTATAATTGTTCTACTAGTGATGTTGTTGGTACAATGATTAGAATATTGTTGTTTATCATGTTCATATAGTGCCTGACAAGCATGTATATAATAAGTGATTTACCAGAGGCAGTAGGAGATAAAACTAGTCCTCTTTCATATTCTAGTGCAAATTTAAAAGCATTGATTTGATAGTCCCTCGGAGTGATAGACAGATCGTAAGACTTGATTAAGCCGTCTATATCGGCGGCTGTGACGTTGCTATGTGCAAGGATTTCACTAGATTCGACTATATGTACATCTTTCTTCTTACACCAGTCTTTTAAGTAAGGATACAATCCAACATATAATTGACCTGTAGCATACGAGTATAACCGTATTTTACCATCCCAAACTCTATTACGAAATTGAGGTGTAAACTTGTAACCAGGTACTTCAAACGAGAAATAATCTGATAACTCTCTACGGATGCTTGCGTCTGCGTCAATACGTAGGTACACGTCATTGACCTTGTCAACTATGATGTTTTGCATATATTATATTCCTGTAACAACATAATTAGTTTATTACAAATAGCGATATGTCCTAGTTCATTTGGGTGGTCATCTAAGGTAGATACTCTCCTTGGTGAGTTTTTATCATACCATAAATCAAGTTGATCTTTAAATGTCCATCCTCCTAATTTTTTGACTGGAGGCCATCCCATAAATTTAGATGTATCTAATTTTTTCTTATATTTCATTATAGATTTTAATGCAAGTTCTTCGTCTTTTTTTTTTATTCCTGGATATTTTTTTTGTTTATCAGGATCTGCTCCATGATGTTTTTCTGTTTGACTTGAATAACCTTTTAAATAATCTTCAAAAAGTTCTATCATTTGAAATTGAACATAAGGTATATTGTATCGTTCACACAAAATTTCAAAATCTAAATAATATCCTAAAGACCTATCAACCCACCACGGTAGAGTACCATGTGTATCAATTCGTAGTGATGACCATGGCGACACGGCCATGTCGCTCCAATAGTTAAAGATGGAAATAAACTTTTTGAAATCTCTCCTTGGCGCTTCTGTCCAAGCAGCAATAACTAAACCAATTTGATTTTTATCCTCTATCTTAACTATTTCATCTCGTATAGTTGTATAGATAAATTCATTGCCTTGTCCTGCACCAGCCAGATTAATAACTTTCATGCCTAGTTTCTCTCCTAGTAATGTAGGCCACTTTTTATAACTAAAGTTCTTATCAGGATGAGATATAGAATCAAAGTCATCTGTTGTATTGCTATCTCCACTAACTATCAAATACTTCACTTTAGATAACTCCAGATGTAAACTTACGCCAATCTATAGCGTTCTTAATTTGAAAGCCACGATTAGAGATAATCTTAACTGTTCTATCTAGGTAGTCAACAACACTTTGTACATAAGTTACTTTTTGGTCTAACTTAATAAGTTCGTCATCTGATTTAAGATACTTGTCAACATCTTGTTTTAATATTTTTAGATTGAAAGGTTTTACTTGATACACACTAGGGTCTGCTTTGCCTGTATAGTATTCCCATTTTTCTCTTGTTAATCTTGCCAAGTCTTGTTCAGACTTCTTTAATAGATTAGTATATTGATTATGAAACTTCATATACTTGTTATGTAGTTGTGGTGTTTTTAATGATTCTAAATCAAGTTCAGTATCATTTATTTTTAGGTCTTTATCGGCGAGTGCCTGTAGTTCGTCAAATGTCATATGATCTCCATTATATTGTTATAGTATATATTAAGTTAATAAGTCTTCTTCATAGACCTTTTCTATACCTTTCTTCAATTCAGTTTGCATCCTTTTATCTAATTCATCTGGCGATACATAATTAGGATCGTAAAATTCTTTTAGTTCAGGAAAAACATCAAACAAATGTGATTCCCATTTAGTGCCAACATAGTATCTATCTTGTTGTAAAAAGTATTGAAATGTATCTTGTATATTTACATCTGAATCGTTTTCTTTTTCTAACGCAGCTACAATGTCAGGAAACTTTGAATATTTTATTATTAGTTCTAATTTTAATTTTTTAGGCAAGTTATGTACTGCAAAGTGTTTAGGGTTTTCTAACATTGCCCAATTAATTTGATCTATAACAGGATTGTCTTTACACCAATCTACAACTTCGTAAAATCTCATAACACTTAAAAAAGAAACTAGACCATTAAAATCTACGACTGCGTTAGGATATTTTTTAACTTGTTCTATATTGTCAACTAGTTCAGGCCAATCTGTTCTTCTTCTCATGTACTCAATAGTTTTACCTATACCATCTACAGAAGCGACCATAGTTACAAGTTTAAAGTGTGGTATAAATTTAAATATATTATGTTTACCTCTAGCCATTTTAGTCATGTTTGTTTGAAATTTTATTATAATTTCTTTTGAATCGCCACTATCTATTAGTGCCTGTAACATCTCATATTGTCTTTTCATAATAAGAGGCTCACCACCTATGATTTTTATACTACGTGTATAAGGTGCTAGTTCTAGTATTTGTTCTATTGAACCAGGTGTATTATCTTCTAATACTTTTTTTAGTTTAGGTCCTACTAACTTATACTTTGATTTTAATTCGTTTGACTCTTGTATTTGAATACCTGCGTTTTCTTCAGTCCATACTTTTTGATTCCATACACCACCTTCAGCTACTTTCATTCTTGTAGTTGAGTTAGCATGAAGACACATAAAACAATCTAAATTACACTCTGAGCCATATATCTTTAATTGTATTTCTAAAACCCTTCTATCAAGTTTGTATTCACCTGTTTTTCTAAATCTATCTGTTATATGCTCAATGTCATCCCAAAAAACACTATTGTTTGTATGTATTTTTAAACAGTTTGTTCTTCTGGACCTACCATATTTTTCTTCGTCTGTAACACATCTTTTACAAAATTTCTTAACAAACTTTAGATCAGAACCTGGTGTTGTCATTTCTTCTCTCAATACATTCATGTAAGCACTTTTATTCATCCAGTCTTTTAATGAAGTATTTTTTATGGTACTAATTTTATCAGCTTCTGCAAAACAACATGCTTGATATCTGCCATCTATTTCGTTGTATAATTGTGTAAAAGGTATACCACAAAAATATATTTCTTTACTTTTTGCTTGTTCTACTATTGATCCTTTTTCAGCAGCTTTCTTTTTACCAAGCTCTGACATATGTTCAGGTCGCCACCATTCTGTAGTGTTGACGTTACCTGGCATTGATAGGTCGCCTGGGCCACCTCTTGTCATATATTCGGGAAGTTTTAAATCTTTAGGTCTTACACGTACTGTCATAATGTTATATATGTTATAATTATGTTGTAGTTTCTAGTGTGCCACTACCACTTACATTAGCAAATTCATAAAGTTTATATTGAAACGTTACACTTGCTGTTAAATAATTTACATCTGTCGCTTGTTGATTGTAATCTAAACCAGATAATGATATAGGGTAAATATCTCTAAAACGTACTTCTATATTTGAATTGTTTTTACTTGTTAAGATAAACAATGTAGCGTCTGAATATAAACCACCATCATCTGAAGTTTGTTTTACAACTTGTCCTAATTCTTTATTGTAAGTTTCACTTGTTGTTGTAGGATATCTGTCTGATCCTGCAGCCTGTAATGATCTGAATTGTGAATGATCTTTAGGAAATCCAAGACCAGTCATCCAACCATGTATCTCTCTATAGTTTTCTAAATTTTCATCTACTAAAAACTGTATGTTTAATGTATCGTAATCTAGTTTATCACCAGGTATAGGTATATCTTTAAAAGGTGTAGCTTGTGCTGATGTGCCTAGTGTAATACCAGGTACATTTGCTGTAGTACAAAAATATTCTACTTTAGGTAACTTAATTATAGAAAACTTAAACTGTGTAGGACTAGCATAGTCTAGTTTAGTAGGTTGTCTAGTGTATGAGTTTGTTACTGTCATACAGCTATTTATATGAATTTTACTTAGGTTTTGGTAGAGGTACTATCTGTTTTTCGTCTACCTCTTCCCATTCTTTAGTTTGGGCTTCTGTTTTTAGTTTCTTTTCATTATCTGTAAGCACAGATTGTGATTGCTCTGCTTCATCTAATCGTTGTTCTATGTTCTCTAATGCGTTAGGTTTCTGTAAGTAATTAAGACCTAATGCTAATAGTGTAATAAAACCACCTACTACTAGTATTCCTAACAGTTCTTTAAATGGTGTTCTTTTCCACATGGGTATCTCTTTGTAAATTGTTATTCTTTCAGTATAAAACATAATCTACTTTTATTTATGCTAAAAAAAAGGGCGCCGAAGCGCCCTTCTTAAATTTGTTTCTCAACAAATATTACATGATGTTCGTAAC